CTTCGATATTGTTCCACTCTTGCAGCTGAGCTACAGTGACACCGAACGCTCTCGCTATGGATGTAAGTGTGTCACCTTGTTTCACGATATAAGTTTGGCTGCCGCCACCGCCAATTCCCGCTTTAAACGAGTCCCACGTATCCAACAGTTTGCGAGGGCATTCCTTCCCTGACCAATATTTGTGAGGCACCACGTTAGCGAGGCTGATAGCGTGTTCAGCCATCAATGTTTTGATCAGCCACTGGGCATTAGCAGTTGCTTTTGCAAAGTCGCCATCCGCATTTTCACAAATTTCAATCCCGATAGAAGCTCGGTTGCCGCTTCCGTTCCCGTCTCCTGCATGCCAGCCGTTTTCATTTAACGGCAGATGCTGATAAATCTCTGTATCATCAACTGTAAAATGCCAGCTTGTTGCCGTATCAGGGTTTTTCAAATAGCGGGCATGCGCTTGGGCGTCGGCGCCTGCTGCCGTGTTCGCTGTATTGTGTACGGTAATATAAAGAGGTGTCATCGCGTAGCATGGGCGGTTATTGGCACCGACCGGAATAAAGTCTTGAATAATGTTAACCATTTTCATCTCTCCTTATTTCGTCAGATTATTTTCCTTTAGCAAGTCGCGTTGCTTTTTCCCTTTTTCTGTTACATAGTTGTTTTTAAACCAAGCTGCTAGTGTTGTCCCAATTGTGAAGATCACTGATCCTGCTGAATACAGAGCATCTGCAAGCTGATTCACCTGCTCTTCCTGTATATCCAATGGTGATTTGCCAAGCATCAGCATGCTCTGGTTGATGAGCGCAAGCAAAAGAAGCACCGTCCTAGTGACCGTGCCTTTATCATACGTTTTCATGATAATCCCCCTTAATGCTGTAGCAGGTTGTACATAATGGCGATGGCTCCGCCGATGATTCCTGTGCACACTGCTGTGATGATGGCACCTGTGATGGTGCGTTTAATCCATGTTGTATTTTCTTCAATTTTGTTTAATTTTTCGTTGAGCGTCATGATTTGCTGGTCTTGCCGGTCAGACACTCGTTCTAATGCGGAAACCCTCTGCTCCAGCGCTTTTTGTTCACCTTTTATGTCTGCTAAATCCTGCTGAAAGACATTAACATCTATGTCTTGCTGCATCATTCACTCCTCCTTTACATACGAATCACCTCCTTTCCGAGGCCAATTGTAAATGGTTAAGAGACCGCGGTTCCTTTAATTGATAGACTCCCGCCGGTCATGCTGGCAATCTCCATCACGATCTCCTTAAAGCCTTTAATATCAAAGGACCAAGCCTCATCCTTGCCTAAGGTGCTGCAAGCGGCAGAAGCATCATCCGATTTCACACCTTTAATTGGAAGTTTCTGTCCTGACAAAGATTTTCCCCAAAATTTCACCTCACTCGTTTCCGCTGTGCCGAATACTTCAACGAGTAAATGCGAGGCGCCTTCTACGGATAAGGCAGCACCTTCGCCAGCCGACTCGGCATTCTCATGAAAAACAAAATCAATTGTTTTGCCGGCCTCCACTTTCAACCGTCCGTCATCTGTCTGATTTTCCTTAAAATCAATTTGCAAAGGAAGATTTTCATTTAAGCGTACGTCCAATTCACCTGCGCCGACTGATTGATATAACACAAACTCCGATTGCTGGAGATTTCCGTTCACATATCGGAAGCGGTAATAGCGTTTAGAAAGGTACACCCAGTCTGTCGCTGTCAGGACACCCGCAGCTACATTGACTGCTGCCGTCGTTGTCCAAATATTGTTATTGTCGCTTTCTTCTATAAAGAGCGTGCCTTCACGATCTGCATACGCACATCCCTTTACTTTCGAAATTAGAACTGCGCCAAGCCGGTCTTGTCCGAGCTGACTGTATACCTCAGTGGCCTTTAGCGCGGCATTTGTTAAAATCTCCGCTACACCTGACAGATTCGAAACAGGTGTGACAAAATCGGTTTTTTCTCCTCTATACGGCTTCACAGCTCCAGCTTTTCCAGTCTTATCGAGTGGAAACTCATATTGATACTTGACCATTTTTATCCTCCTTTTCATGTAAAACGAGCAAAATAAAAAAGCCTACATGGCTTTACCGGTAATTTCTTTATACTGGTCAGATGTAACCAGCTTTTTGTTCACACCCTCTGCAAGGTCCTCAAATGAACAGTCTTGATATGCGATGGCCTGCTTCACCATATCTGTCGTCGCCCAATCATAATGTAAGGCAAGCACCCAATAATTCATTCAGCACTCTCTCCTTTCAAAGATAATAATGAAAGCTTTATATCTGACAGCTCGCTCCCCAACGTTTTGTTCAGTTCTTCAAGCTGCTTGCGTGCCAGCTTTTCCTGCGACAATTCCTGAGCAAGTACCTCCACCTGATCAGGCGGCTCGTACGGCGGGTTTTCTTGCGATTCCTCCCACCAGGCTTCCAGCTCTTTTTGCGTCGGGATCGGGGCACGCAGGTTCCATTTTTCAATATAGGAACCATTTCCGTCATTCCGCAGCTCGAAATCCTTTCTTGGCACAGCGTCAGGGTATTTGTACATGATTGCGTCGTATAATATCATTTTTGTACCTCCTATAGTGTAGGGAAATTTCGGCCTCCGAGTTCTAGGATATCAAAGTAATTTTTACTAATGGACGTATCATCAACAATATATCGAGTTTCTGTACCTGTGTACCCCGCATAAACGTAGATTTCAACATAATCACCCGCATTAAGGGATACCGTAACTGATCCCGTAACAGTTACATAAAAATTTTTTGAATCACTATTATCTTTTGGAGCTGGCGTTCTAAACTGATTCATTAATTTATATTGCGAACCATTCACATACGTATACAACTCAAAATTGGAATACTGTAATGTATTTTGAAAATATAAACTGGCATTAACCAAATACATACCAGCGTGACTTGCTACAAATCTACTGTTCGATGGATCATACAGGTTATTGCTATCCTTCAATACATTTTTAAATAATATTTTATTTTGTTCCCCTTTATTCAGCGCTTGTTTACCTGTTGTTTTTGCAATCATATGCCCGAAACCAGAGATTTTTTCCCAAGGAGTCCATCCTGAACCAGACCACCAGTGACGTATCCAAGTACCGGTACTATTTGCATATACACTTGTTTCATTACCTGTGCCATAAAAATATTGTGTAAAACGATAATTACTATATTTTTCATTTTTCACAATTCCATAGCCTAGCGGATAACCTGTTGTATTTCCTTGGCCAATATCCATTAGTGTTAACCCCGGAGGATATTCATTCCCTCCAGTTCTTGCGTCTTGTATTGCATTAGAGCCTGTAAGAATGGTTAACTTTTGATTTGTATAATTTGTGTCAACATAGTTTTTTGCATCAGCTAGCGCTTTATCTGCTTTGGTTTGAGCACTTGCCTCAGTCTCGACCTTATTCCAGCCTTTAAACACGCCGTCTGTATGAATCGTTGCCGTCCAAAAGGTTCCGTCGTAACTTCTAGATGCAAAAATGGTTTTTCGTCCGCCACCCCCTGTTTCAATTACATCATAGTTATACCATGATCCATCTCCTGAAACAGGATTGTTTATTATGACATTCCCTAATGCATAATAAAAGCCAGATGGCAACGTTAATAAGTCAGTCCCATCTGGAATTTTAGTCCGGCAGCCTTGAGTATCAGTTAATTTATATAGTTGTGCATTATTCCATTTGTCTTTATCAGATTTTGTTACATGGATATCTGCTTTATTGGCATGTCCATCTATCTTTGCCTGTGCCCCCGTGGTAGACTCAATTTGATACCAATTGATCGCACTATCGTTAGCGTTATAGAAAAACCACCAAGCGTTACCTCTCACATCCACAGCATATCCAATACCTATTCCTAGCTGACCGACCAATTGCATACCTCGAAGACTTGTGTCTGACGGGTTATCTGTGACCGCGTTTGTTCCATAGAAAGTAACAGTCCCAACATCTTTGAGCGAATCATAAAAAGATCCAGATGACAGGTTAATCTTTTGTGTCCCGTTATCGGCAGTTACTTTAAATAACTGTCCCGAATTCCATTTGTCTTTATCGCTTTTATTTACATGTATTTCAGTTTTTTCTTCATGGCTCCTCACCTTAAATTGAGCGCCTTCTGAAGTTTCTAATTGAACCCAATCAGTCCAGCCGGAATCATTCAGGTTTTTTCGCCATGTACCTCCTTCATAATCCATTGCCAAAGCTTCTCCATAAGATTTGTAGCCAATATACAATCCTCTAGTGGCAAACGGTGGGGTATTGATCCCAGTCTTATCAGTATAAAAGAAAAAGGTTTGATCCAATTCTTCCACAATTTTATGAAAATCCAGACCATTTTGGATGCTTGCTAGATATTTTCCTTTTTCATCAGTTAATTTAGTTAATTGTGCGTTGTTCCACTTTGTCCTCTCACTAGATGAAATGTGTATGGTTTCATCTGAAATATGCTTGTCAAAATCCTTCTTCGCCGCCTGCTGCACGTTATCCACGTTCCCCAGCCCAATTTGCGCCTTTGTTGTGTTGTGGGGGTTGTTCATGTCGTTTTTGTGGGCGGACAGGTCTGTGTGGGCGTCTTTTATGCCTTTTTCCCAGCGGTTGACGTCATCTTCGTTAATGGGATCGTCCGGAAGCCAGTCTGTTTTTTCTTCGTATGCCATGTTTACACCACCTCAAAGATAAATCTGAAATCAAGTGTTCTGTTTTCGCTGACGTCCAGGTCTGTTTTTCTTTCTGTAATGACATTGCCCAGTTCGTCAAAAATTTGTACCGTTTCGATATGTTTGATGTCTTCCTCACGTTTTGTCAAAACGGTCACTGTTGCTCCTTCAATGGTCAGCTCCACTATTTCTGTTTCTTGGCCGTTAAGCAGCACGTGATGAATCCTGCTTTTCAGATCGGCAGCTGTACGTTCTCTGTATATGGTTGAAATCAAGTTAAGACCACCTCATTATTGTTAAGGGTGACAGAATAACCGACCTTCAGCTCACTGGCTGTTCGGTATCTTCGGTGATTCAGGATGACTGTGTCCTTTATTTGGAGCGTCTCATTTAATCCGCCTCTGAGCGTATACGCCAGATGTGCCGGCTTCATATTTTCCAATGCTTCGATCAGCTCATTCATGTGCTGGAGATCATCAATATTGATGTCTACATTAAAGCGGTATTCACCGGGCAGCAAGCGGACTTGTGCCGACGGGTTTTTTAAGAAACGATTCACCGCTTGCTCAATGGCCCGGTATGTGATTGGCGGAATGTTCGACATTTTTGAAATGAGCCTCAATCGCCTGATTTCATCGGTGTCTCCCGATTCCCGCGGCACGTTTAAAATCTTTTCCCAGCGGCTGAGCCCCCATGTTGCTGTTGGCACAAATAACTGGTCTGTCAGATCAAATATGCTGTTATTCTGTTGTTCAAACTCAGGCGCTTCCGCTTTCAGCAGCTCCGACATTTCTTTAAGGCTAGTGAGAAACGGAGGCAGATAGGCTGTCATGTCATCTTGTTTGCTCAATGATCTTCACCTGCCCAAGCTTAGGGATTTCTACGTCGCTCAGCACTAAATTTTCGGAAGTGCCGTTGATTTTAATATTGGAATAATCACTGACAGACGGCGAATTATAGACGATATTATTAATTTGAGAAAGGCGGATGACATTGTCTTCAAACGCCATTTTCTTAAAGAGATTTAAAACGCCCTTCTCAATTTCTGACTTCACTTCATCAATTGAGTGATTGATCTCTGGCAGCACCTCGGCAGAAATCTCAACTTCCTTCCAGACCGCGCTTTCCACTGTGACAACGGCTCCGATTGGCGCCTGCCCCTCGCCCTGACCGGGCTCAGGGTCAATATAGTCTTTCACTTTTTGAATTAAGATTTCAGAAGCCGGCTCAAGGTTGGCATTCGTGACGACAATTTTAACCGTCCCGTCTCCGCTCCAAAGCGGAAAGATCTTCGCCTTCCCTACTCCGTCCACTTCTTCAGCCCATTCTTTGTAATGCATTTTGTTAGCGCTGACAGCCTCGCGACGAACCCTCGTAAAATACCGTTCTCTTAAACTATCGTCTCCTTCTTCTTCACGCCCCGGAATCAGAATCTCTCTGACAATCGCTTTTTCCAATCCCGGGATAGTATCCAGTGACAACAAATTGCGTCCGGTCAGATTGGCGTTTCCTGCTTCTCCCGGCGTTTCACAGACCAATGTCCCATCTCCTGTATATTGAAAATAAAGATTATCCACGTAGAAGCGGGAGCCTTCAGGAATTCTGACGCCAGCTGTGAACTCTCCTGCTCTCACTGCCTTTGTTGCAGCTGTCCGTTCAATCCCCGCTTCCGCAGCGCGCCGGTCCAAAAACTCTCCTTGCGCGGTATCAGAAAACACAAGCTCGAGCACGGTGTCCAGCCATATATACGACTTCGCAAGCTCGGCTGCCGCCGGGGCTAATGCGTTATAAATGACGCTGCCTTCTCTTGTGTCAATATCTGCGGAGATGCTATTCAGCATACGCTCCATTATCTCTTCAAAGGTCTGATTTTCAAACATCTGCGCCAATCACCTCCTCAATCTCAAGCGATCCTTCATCTGTCTCGACTACAAAGGAAACATGAAACGCATCGCCTTTTTTTTCTATCTCAAAATCTGTAACAGCGGAAATCCGGTCATCATAAACAAGTGCCTCTTCTATGAGCCTTGGAATCTCCATTTTTTTGTAGGCATCAGTCGTCTCATGATCTGTAAGCACGTCCTGCAGCTCATTTCCGACATTATGGCTGTATACGGAGTACGCATATCGTTCTGTTTGTAAGGCGATATACACAAACTGTCTGATCGCTTCAAGCCCGGTAATCAGCTCATTTGTAATTCTTCCGTTTTCAAAATCTATTTTGTATGTTTTAGAGGTTTCAATGACTTCGCTGTCATCTTCGATATCCTCAAACTCCACTTCTGGTGTCAGGGCCATGATGCCCACTCCTTTTTACAAGCTAAATAAAAACCCCTTCATGCCGAAGCGGTTTGTCTATACTTTATCTAAAATAAAAAACGATTGCCCGCCAGTCAGAGCCGCGGCCATGACGCGATCCCCCGGCTCGAGTGCATCGTCTCCTCCGGACTGCATCCGTTTTGGGATGATGAGGGCGTCAGCCGGTATGATCAGTTTGCTGTTTTCTTTTAATTTGATTTCAACAGGAGAAACCGAAACCACCTCAGCGGGGAGCAGCTCCACCGGAGATTCAGCATCAACCGCACCGACGGCCAAATGTTTAATGGCTTCACTCAATCTCATCAGGAAACCCCTTCCGGCATCGTATTCTTTTCGACTACATCAATGGTCATCGTATGTTTCGTTCCTTTAAACTCGTGCCGATCTGTATCTACCCAGTAGGTTTTCTTAATCCCGGCCTCCGGAATGGAAATATAAACAGGCAGGCCGCTCTGCACTTCTGGAATGCCGACTGCCTGAATATTTTTCAGTTCTTTTTTTACGCCCTTTTTTTCGGCAAGGCGTACGTCAGCTCTCTGCTGAAGCTGCGCCTGGTTAATTTCGTCTGTTACAGTCTCCGTATATTGAAGCACGCCGTATTTGTTTAAGCCTGAACTGTCCTTCGCAGACGCTTTATACGTCTTATTATCCTTCTGGCGGCGCAGTACGACTCGTGTAGCGGTATCATTTATAGACGTGCTGTATTGGTAGCCCGTAATATTGACTCCGGTTTCCAGCACCCATACCTCTGCCGGATCTGGCCAAGCGCGCAGGCCGAGCTTTCCTTTTTCCGAATACAGCTGATAATTCCGTCCTGTCTGGCTTTTCGTCTGTTTCAACGCTTTTAAGATGATGTCATACAGGGTCGTATCATTTTTAATGACAAGGCTTTTGATCGTATGGCCTGTGTTCGCAATCGAGGCTGTCGGTATCTGAAAATCATTGGCAATCCTCCTGATCATCTGGTCAGCACGCTGGTTGGAAAACACGTACACATCCTGATTTTTGACCAGATATTGCAGCATATCGTAAGCACTGAAGGCAAGCGTATGTTCATCAGGCGTTCGGGCGAAGACGATCCCGCGGAAAAGCTCTTTTCCCTTCCACTTAAACAAGACGGTATCTCCTTCAGTTACGCTGTAATACGTTTGGTCGCCCTGTTTGATGACGATGGTCGCTTCTATGGAGCGCGGCGCCTGAAAGCGGTGTCCCTCCAGCGATACGCTTTCCGCTACCAGCTCAAGCCATTCTGTATCTTTAATGACAAACAATTCTATCATCATACATCACCTGTCTCATTGCGGTATCTTTAATTTTTGACCGGGAAAAATCCAGTGGCCCGGCTGCCTGATATTTCGTTTGCTTCGTTTAATCATGGCTGTTTTATTGGCATTCCAAATTTTGCGCCATTGCGTGCTGTTCCCGTAAAATCTGCCGGCAATGTCCCAAAGCGTGTCCCCCTTTTTCACTGTATAGGTTTTAGGAGAAGCCTTCGACGGGCGTTTTGCCTTTGTTTTTTTCTTCTGCTTGATTTTTCGGGGTGATGCGGTTTTGTATTCTTTTAATTGAATATCAAACGAGCGATCACCGATATCCTGCTGACCTTCGCTATAGGAAAAACCTTCAATGCTGCAAGTCAGGTTCACTTTAGTTCCCGTAATCAAAAACTGGACCGGTTTTTTAGCCTTCATCCATTTTTCAATTCTTGTTATCGCATTTTCTGGCGACGGGAAGTTTTGATATTCTGCTATCGGACTGTATTTCTTCGGAAAAAACGAAGAGAACGAAATTTCTTTCGCTCCCTGTTCGTCAATAAATGTAAGGTCACCAAACTTGGCTACTTTAACCGTCTCATTCTGAACCGTATTTGAAATATTCAGCTGGTCGGGAAGAACGGGGAGCCGCAGCTTGTCCTTCCCTTGTGAAATCCAAAATTCATATACGGATTTAGTCAAACGCAACGACTCCCTTCGTTCCAATATTGATATCCTTTTGCAGTTCGTCTATTAGCGCCTGCTTGATTTTCGCTGCAAGGGTTTCGACGTCTTGTCCATTATGGAAGTGCTGGTCACCGTTAAATTGAATATATATCTCTTTTGATCCCGAAACTGCTGCCGTTGGCCGGCTAGCTGAAGTAACAGCGGAAACTTGTCCTGATGAAAGCTCAGACTGCTGGGATTGAGATGGATCTGTTACTTCCATTCCTAAAGCTTGGGCTGCTCTCTGAAGGAGGTAGCGGCCGCGTATGCCTCGCTCCTCCGGAATGATCCATTCCCGCTTGTTTCCTTCACCGACACGGGCGATTTGTTCTTTTGTGATCAGTCCGCCGTTGGCATATCCAACATACGGTCCGCCACGTTTCAAGCTTTTAATACCAGGCACATTGTCAATTGATCCATATCTGCTTTTGATATAGCCGATTGCGGCAGCTGCATTGTGAATCGGGTTTCTAATGTTACCCATGCCTGGCGCTTTATGTGCATTAAATGTAGTCGGTATCGTCTGCATAAGCCCTTGTGATGGATTTCCCGCCTTCGCGTTACTATCCCACAGGTTAATAGAGTTTGGATTTCCACCAGATTCATACTTTGCAATTGTCATTAACCCTGGAAGCCAGTTTAATGGTGTCTTTGTGGCCATCATTGCAGCCATAAGCCACTGTTTCACATTTCCTCCCACTGCTCCCATTCCAGAATAAGCAGCAGCCAGTGAACCGGCTTGTTTTTCAGCGTATTTTTTCACATCGACAGAATCCAAGCCTTTTACAACACCGACAGAGGCAAAGCGGCCGAGACTCATCATAACTCGAGAAGGCGAATGGATATCTAATTCTTCACGGAAAGCCTTCTCAACTTTTTTCGCGAGTTCCTTGGCGGCTTCATGGACTTCACTTGCTTTTGAAGTCATACCTGAAACAAAATTCCCGATCATACCGGTTCCCCAGCCGTTTGATGATTCTTTAGATCGCAAAAACGGCTTATTCACATGTGTATTTACATATTGATCAGTACCGGTTTGGGAACTATTTTGTCCTGAAGCAAACCCTTTGATTGTACCGCTTCCCCATGATGAAGATTTGTTTACAGTAGCTTGGAACGGTGTTTTGACTTTTGATTGTAAAAAGTCGTCTGTTCCGGTTGCTGTGCCGTTTTGCCCCTTAGCATAGCCGCTTACCATCTGTTTTCCGTAATTTGGTGAAGAAGAAATCATTTGTGTAAATGGCGTATTGATGTTTTTCTTTTTCCAATCTTCCATTTTGACCGGCTGATTGCTGATGCCTTTACCAAAGCCTTCTGAAAATTGCTGTCCGAGTGTGGACGCTTGGCCTGTCAGATTTGCAGTGTCCATTGATGGAGAGGCTGACCCTGATAACGGACTGGCAGCAGCTCCTCTTGAAACAGCTACCGGGCTTCCAGCAGAAGACGAAGCGGTTCCCATATTGTCTACGACTTGCATACCAAGTTTAGACGCCGCTTGTGAGAGAAGCATTTTACCTCTGCCTCGGTTATTATCAACTGGGATAACGAATTCCTTGCCGGCTTCACCGATCCATGAAATGGTTGGTTTGGTGATGTAGCCGCCTGTGGCGTTCCGATTCAGAGATTGTTGAAGAACAGTCATATTTGTTGGAGACTGAGAAAAAATGTTATTAGTAGTTGTTTTAGAACTAGCTTTACCTTTCGAACTCTTCTCACTTGTTTTTTTCTCTAGATGAGTAATTTCCTGTCCTCTGTTTGTTACATTTGTAAAGAAACCACCGACTGCATCTTTAACATACCCTATACCTGAACTAGCAGCATCTTTCAAATCAATTACCCATTGAAATTTCTCAGCAATTTTCTCTGCTACTTTAACCAATGGTTCTTTCACATGTTTATTAAACCAAGTTTCAATTCCATCCCATGCATCCTCAAAGAATTTCCTTGCATCATCAAATTTTTCTTTTATTGAAGTTTTAATATCTTCTACTTTTGTGACAATCGGGTTCCACACATTATCATAAAACCAATTCGATACACTGGACCAAATATCAGAAATAGTAGTCCATGCACCATTGATTTTACTCCAAATCCATGTTGCCGCAGTTGTTACTGCTTCACTCACAGGGTTCCACACATTGTCCATGAACCACGTTGAAACAGTAGACCATATGCCTGAAATAACTGTCCAAGCGTTACACAATCCAGTCCATATCGTTGTAGCAACTTTAGTAACTGCTCCGCTTATTGGATCCCACACGTTATCCTTAAACCATGGGTAGACAATGTTCCATACTGTCAAAATGCCATCCCATGCATAAGCAAACAAACCTACTATAAAATTAATTACGGGTACAGCTACATTATAAATAGGCGTAAACACATACTGGTCAAACCAAGTTGAAACTTTACTCCATGTATCTTCAATCCAAGTAATAGCACCATTGGCAGTATCAGAAATAGAATTCCATTTTCCACTCCACCACTCTTTGTTAAATAGTGAGTTGCTTATGTTCTCCTTTAACTTAGAAGTATCAAACATCTTACCAATGTTCTTACCTGCTTCTTCGCCGCCTATTCCGCCTACTAAACCGCCGCCGACTCCGCCGATAGCTCCCCCGATTACTGTACCTTCCGGACCCACAAAGGATCCGATTGTCGCACCAGCCTCTGCTCCGGCAGTTGCTCCTGCTTCTGCGCCGGCAATGCGTCCTCCGATTGAACCAACCTTTTCACCAGCATTATCTTTATTGATTCCAGCTAGATCGAACATTGCTAAAGCAGATCCTACGTATGGAACAGCCTTACCCATTCCTCTGAACGCTTTTCCTAGTTTGGATGAATCCTTCCCTAGCGATTTTAAGCTTCCGAGCCAGTTCTTGAACTTCGAACCAGAGGACCGTGGCGCACTTTCACCGGATGTGCCGCTCTGGCGTCTTCTTATTACCTCTCCAGGAACCCTAAGTGTTCTGT